GGAGCCTAGACAAGGAGCACGAGATGGCCCGCGAGCCTAGTAGTTATATCGATAAAGCATCAGCTCATGAGAAGAATTTGATAACCGGTGAGGTTTTCACTTTCGACTATGGCTGGTGGCGCAGCGGTTCCGAGACCCCTCAAGGTCAAGGAAATCCAATGCGTGACGACGGGACGTATCCTCCTTCTGCCTATAGCCTGGTCAAAATTGACAGGAAGAACGCAAAGGGGTTTATTATGTCTTCGAGTCTGTCTTCTGATACACTCCTATATGGGTGGTTGGGGGGCATATTCTGTTCACCGAGTTGGCAAGATTACGCCTTCTCGGAACGGATACGCGATAAAGCACGGCTTCGCGTTATGCGGAAGCTTTCATCGGACTTCAGTCTGCCGGTTACACTAGCAGAAATGAAGAAAACCAATGAAATGATTGCAGACTCAGGGATCACCCTTGCGGATGCGATTACAAGCTTACGGTCAGACCCTACTGGGGAGACCGCAGAAGAAATCATGAAGATAGATCGACGGCCCCAAAAGGGCTTCTCGACAAAACTTCGTGAGGCTTCACGGAATGCACGCGATAAGGTTAATTTCGCTGCATCTCGATGGCTTGAGCTGAGGTATGGCTGGGTACCTATCCTGTACGACGCGTGGGCAGCGGCTGATTCTTTAGCCGGTGTCGACAACGTCAAGTGGGAGAAAGTCCGCGGGCGCTACGAGAATTCCCTTCGCGACCATTTTTGGGTCGACGACTGGAGTTACTTCCACGGTGGAAAGCAAAATATTCGCTTCGGCGGATACGAGTCTGCTCAGGTCACCGGCCTTTACCGGCCAAACCTGGGCGCCATCTGGTTACTCGTAGCAAAGAGATTGGGTTTAACAAACCCTTTGACCGCAACTTGGGAGCTGACAAAGCTCTCTTTCGTTGTCGATTGGTTCACTCCTATCGGCGATTGGTTGTCCCAGCTTGATGCACCGCTGGGACTAGAGTTCCGTGATTTTACGGAGACTCAGCTGATGAAACGTAGTTGCGTTATTACGCGCAAGGAAACAGGTTACAACGGTTCCACGCGTAATGAAATCAACTGGCTTGCGCGAGAGGATCTCGTTAGCATGAAACGGTCCGTGTTGGACGGGCCCCCAGTTGCAGCATTACCTCGGATTAACAATCTGAGCGACATCGTCAGCGGGCCTCGGCTCGCCGACGCAATGGCCTTGCTGAATCAGTCGTTTGGGAAAACATTTGGTCGGTGAAAACCGTCCGTCAACCCTCTCTACTGATCTGCAAGTTCCGTCCTACCTTTCGGGGCATTAGCCCTTCGGAGTAAAACTCATGTCACTTATGTCGAACCTGGTACTGGCCGATGGCCAGGCCACACCTGCGAATCACACGTTCGTTCCCGCTGGCCGCATTCCAAATGGCGGTTTGTGGGAGGAACGTGTTGGCGTTACCCCTGCTGGTTGGGCGACTATCCGTCGTACATCCGAGCGTGCAGCTGGCAAACTCACAGTTCATCGTGAGAAAATCGCCATTGTCGTTCCGGAAGTGATTACGGACGCCTACGGTAACGAGCAAGTGGTCCGATACAGTAGCGCTGAGGTGCGAATGAACTTCCACCCAAACGCTACTACGGAAGAACGAAACACAGTCCGTGCGTACGTGGAAAAGGTTTTGGCTGCGGCTGCCCTTGGCAACCAAATCCGAGACCTTGACCCGTCGTACTAATGTGAATCGTTCCACTCTGCTCACCAGCTCCCTAAAAGGAGTTGGGCTGCTAACCATTATGGTGACCCTATGGCTCGCAAGTGTACTGGCCCTAATAGGCCTACTCGCTCTACTGTATCTCCCTCCAATCCAAGTCATGTACTGACAAGGGGACGCAATGACTCGAAAGAAAACATCGAGTCGAAAGACCAGAACTGTAATATCCGAACCTCGGATACAGAGTGCGACGCATTCTGTCGAGACGCAGCAGTCCTTACCGGACGACCTGCCAACGATTACGCTCAAATCGGATCGTGCCACCCGATGGTGGCGGCTTTTCACGATCTTGTTAGAGATATGGCGACGGATGAGAAAGGGGTAGCTTCTTACTCCTGTGATTATCTGTCGGCCTCTCTGCTTTCGAAATATTCCAGCGGGGACAAGAAATCCTCGCTGGAACGGGAGCAGACGGCCTACAAGCGGTTTTGGGAGGCTGAATCCATGTGTGCTGCAGCTAACCGCAGCACATGGTCGGTCCAACGACAGATCCCTGATATCATAGACGACGCTCGTCGTCATATCAGGGCTGTTTTGGGTCGGCTTTTCATGGAAAACGGGGCACTTAACCCTCAAGTTGCAGACAGACTGGCTGTGCATTTCGGTCATGGACCGGGCAGCACGACAAGTTTGCCGCGACGGAAAGGGGACAGTGCTTACAAATACAGGCCCAGGCCTGACACAACTAGTAACAACATTGTATGGGCTCATGCTGCTGTGCAACACAACGCACCGTGGTTTCGAGAATGCTTCAATTTGGAGCACCCATTTGAAGACCAGGTACATCTCGTGCCTGGCAATGTTGTTGGTACCGTTCCGAAGAACGATAAAACCGATCGTATCATTGGTACTGAGCCCGACTTGAACATGTATGTTCAGAAGGGTTTTGGTGGCTATATGCGCGAGAGGCTTAAACGGTTCGGTGTGAATCTTGATGATCAAACTCGTAACCAGGAATTTGCACGCCTGGGTAGCGAGAATGACGCAAGGTATACACACAGTGTCGAGGACAGCTACGCTTGCCTCGATCTGAGCATGGCATCTGACACCGTTTCTACTGGTGTTGTTCGCATGCTCCTACCGCCAGACTGGTTACGCGCACTAGAGCAGGTGCGTTCTCCTTATGGCGTTCTTCCTGATGAGTGTGTTAATCTGGCTCCAACCTGGGCATTGCCTGGATTGGGGACAGGTTTGCACTACTATCAGAAGTTCAGCAGTATGGGAAATGGCTTTACCTTTGAGCTAGAGTCCTTGATTTTCTGGGCTCTGACGAAGGCAGTTGTTTCTCGTGTTCTGAACGAACCACGTCCGATAGCAGTTTACGGGGATGATATCATATGCCCTATAGCTGCTTACCCAATGCTTGTACACGTGCTGAAGCTGGTTGGTTTCAAAATTAACCAGGATAAGTCGTATGCAGGTTATGGGTTCCGAGAGAGCTGTGGTAACCACTACTATCTCGGGGCGGATGTGACGCCGTTCTTTGTCCGCGGCCCTGTGAAGCGTGTGACTGACGTGTTCTTGTTCCTGAACAACATCGAAAGGTGGCGTAGACGGAATACGAACATTTTGTCACCAATGAACCAGCT